AAGCTCTGCGGCGTCAGCATGTGGAGCATCAAGCTCTGGCATCGCGAAAGCGGCGTGAAACTTGAGGCGTTGAAGCATGAAGAAATATGTAGGTTTCATGAGAAATCTATAGACTTTTCAGAGCGGTTGCGGGAACAGACGCTTTGCTCGCTGCGCTGGGACTGGCTGGCCCAAGTCCCCGAAATCTCCGCGCCCGTCTTCGTCGTCCCCGGCAGGCCGCAGGCCCACGGCTGGACCGGCACAAAGAACCAGCAGGATGGCGTGGTCCTGCTTAACCGGACCGCCCGCAACATCATCGAGCAGTGCAAGGGCGAAAAACCGGCTTGTTTACAAGTCATTGTAAAATAAAACATACAATCCATGTCGATAGGTTGCGCCATGACATGCTTGCATAGCGTTGCATAGCGGATTTACCCGGATTTTTACCCGGAATTACCTTCCATCAATATTTTACGCACATCAATACCGCCATGTTATTCGGCCTGGCAACCCCGCTCCAAGCTTCCGACGATCCGGGGAGCGCCGTCACCCCGCTCGTGGTCAATGACGACAGGGCTGCGGTCGGGTAGGTCGCCGTGTCGTAGGTGTCCAGCCCTACTGCGCGGCTCAGGTTTGCGTTGGATGCCGAGGTGTTTACGTTCCAAATGCCTGGGAGTGCTGTGTCAATGCTGTTAAGCGTGCCCTTTTGCCATGTGCCGACCTGCCTTGCACTGCCCGAGCCTTTCAGGATGGCGTCTTGCAGATTGGGGACGTTGAACGTGGTCGAGCCGTCGCCCAAACCCCATAAAGACTGTGTGTAGCTATGCGTACCCGACTGCGAACCCGTGGTGACGATTGGCGCACCGCCAGGGGTCAAGGCAAGGTTGAACGTGTTGGCGTCGATCCAAAGGACATAATAATCGGTGGCCGTATTTAGCCCGGTTGGCAACGCGCCCGTGCTCGAAAGCCTAAGCCGTTCGCTGTCGGTAAATCCATGCGCGGACTTGGTGAATACGCCGGGGTTGGCGATGGTGACTGTGAAGGTCTGCGGCGTAAATCCGGCATTGGTCACCAGGGCGGCAAACAGCGCGGCATAAGTGGTGCGCGATACTGCCGCGCCATTGCAGCCAAGCCATCCCGGGGGGGCCGCATTGCCCGCAAACGGCTGGATTAACCCAGCAGGCGAGCCGATGGCACGGAGCGCCGCCAATAGTTGGGTGTTGTTCTCGGCATCCGGCGTGATGCTTGCAGCATTGATGACGGTCAGCAATTCCTGAAACACGGCATTGATTGCATGGGAGCCTACAATTGTTGCCGGGACACCCCCGCCAGGATTTCCATCGATGACATACCCGACAGAAGGGGTTGCAGGGGCGGCAGGAGGCGTTGCCGATGCATTTGCAAGAAATGAATTTTTCATGAGTTTTAGGTATAGGAAAATAAAATGAGCGTATGGGCGGGTTTGATGCGGTTGAGCACGCATTCTAAAAGCCCGTTCCCCCAGGTTGACATAGGATCGCTGGCAGGGTCGGTGCAAAGCCAATAACGACGGGAAACCAATGGGGCATTGACTTGCCAGACAAACTGCCAATCCATTCCGCACATGGGCAGGGATAGCGGCATCGTCCAGACAAACGGATTAAACTCGGTGATGGTGATTGAAAAGCCAAGGGCCGCCGCCACGGCGATATAGTAAGCCGCCGATTGCCCGCCAATTTGAATCAGCTTGGACACCAGAGCCGACCGCCGCTCTTGTGTGCTTTGCGCACCGACCGCCGTTATGCAAACATCCGGCAAAGCCAACACACGTTCCCATTCGCTTAATAAAGCTTGCGTGTAGCGCGGGTCAGCCTCGGCAATCAGATCGTCTACCCTGGCATCAATCCGTGCCAATTCCTGCGCCAGGCCCAGCAATAATTCCTCCATGTCGCCGCCGTCATCGGACGGCCATGCGGGGCCAGGCGGTAACAGGGCGGCCAGGTGGTTTTGGTAATCTGCTGCGCTTAAACCCATGTCACCGTCCCCATCGTGGCAATATGCCCGGTGCCATGGGTTACATTGGCCGCAGGCGAGGTCAGCGAATAGTCATATTCCCCCGTCGCGCCGCTGATCGCCGCACGGATATGGGAAATCAGCAGCGTCCCGCCGGGGTAGCTTTCCGCGACGATCAATTCCTGCAATGCCGCAATGATGGCGTTTTCCACGGCAAGCGTGGAAGGCACCAAGGCTGCGATGGTGAAATTCAACACATCGGCAACCGGGGCGACACAATAAGCGGTGGCGGTGACGGGCCGGAGAGCGTCAATATGCGCTTGCAATGCGGCAACATCGCCGCTCAAGGGTATGCCGTCCGCATAGCTAAAGTCGCACATGCCGCGGATGGTCACAGTCCCCAGCCCCAGTTCCTGCGGATAGCACCAGGCCCGTGTGAAGCCTGATACTTCAAGCGCCCAGGCGACATAATCAAATGAAGCCCCGCCATGGGGCGGCTGGCGAATCCTGGCCAGGAACCGGGATCGCAAGCCATCGCTGCCTTCAATGTCCGCGCCGCCGGTGAGTGCCGAGGCGGTGGCGACGGACTGCACCCCGGCTATAGGCGAAATCAGGTTAAAGGATTGGCCTGTGGTGCGATTGCCCGCGACACCCGCAATGATGGCGGTGATCGCCGCCACTGCCGTGCCGCTGGCAACGGTGACATCGGCATTGACGGTGTATTGAACCTGGTCGTAAGCCTGGAGGATGCTATCGGCCGGGATTATCGCCCCGTTCGAGCCGCTGAATGTCGCCGTGCCGATGGAAAAAGACGCGGCAACCGGGGTGATGCCCCAGATTGCCGCCCAGCGTTGCAGCATGTCATCGTCTGCTGTGTCGTAAATCACGTTGGCGGCCAGCCAATCCAGATAACCGTAAAGCTCATTCCCTGCACCGGCCAGCACCCGCGCATAGACCTCGGCATCCGAACGGCGCAGCGGGTCGTCATCCGTTATCCGCGACAGTACATCTTCGCGAATGCGGTTGATCAGTTCGGACAGGGATGGGCGGTTGAACATGGGTTTTTACCTGTCAATTCCAAAGGTTGTCAAAGCGCAGGTTGATCGTTGCCGATCCGCGCACGATCACTATTTGCATCGCCAGCCGGTCAGTGCCCTGGATCTCACACAGTACTGAAATGGCACCGGCGACGCCATCGTCAAGCAGCCATTGCAACGCCTCTTCGGCATATTCTTGCGCCTTGGCGGGAATGTCCGGCATGAGCTTTTCCCGCGACAGCAGCCAAAGCCGCGACCCTATGCGGTCGACGGAACTGACCGGGAAGGTGTCACCCCACCAGCCGAATTTTTGATTCGTAGGCAAAACATCTTCGGGATTGGCCCGCCGCCAAGTAAAAAGCGAAATGATGACGCTGCGCATCAGCCGGTCGCAGACATCATCCACCTGAGTGGCGACGCCATTGATATAGAGTTGGAGCGGGAGATTAATCATTTTAAGGAATTTTTTTAACAGAGGCCTGTAGGATCGCAGCCGGTAAAAAAACTCTGCGAGAACTTTATAATTGTTTAAAAAATCACCCTGGGGGCAGGATGAACCGGGGCAACAGGAGGATTGAGGTATAATATATCCATCAAAGGTAAAACATCATTCGGGGATGCATAATGCATCCCCCTTTTTTGTGACATTTGCCCTAGGGCTATCCCACGTGTGCCGGGTCGGCCACGGTATTGGCAGATACGGCATCCGCCAGGGCTTGGGTATCCGCCCCCAAACTGTCACTTAATGCCTGCAATTCCGCCGTGTCGCCATTGGCTATCGCTTCGTCCAGCTTGGCATGCAAGCCGTTAAGCAAGGTGATGGCTGAATCGTTGACGGTTTTAACCGCCGCCACTTGTACTGTGAGGGTGTCGAGTATGTTTGACATGACTTCTACCTTTCTAAATAGTTGCCTGAGAATTGAAACAACATCAGCTTCCTCAGGTTTAAAGATGATGTTGAGATTGATGTCTAAATTCATGCCCTGCCTCTATGTGTGGGGATTTTCAAGTGCAAATCGCGGCATTTCTCTTTGCCCATCAGGTCGGCTGCGCGGTATTGCCGCCTTGAGGATCGACATGGACATGGTGCGGCAAGGATTTTCCGTTGGCGGTCAGTTCGCCGGTATGCGCCCAAGTCCCTGCCGATGCAATGTTGGTGGCGTTGATGTTCAATGTTCGCGTGGTCAATGTCATGGTATTGTTCCTGTGCAAAACGATGGAATCGCCCTCGTCGGTGTAAATCGCCACTTCGCCCGATGCCAGGGTGTTGATGCGGTAACGCCGGTCCGCCGCACACAGCACAATGCCGTGCGAGCGGTCGCCGCCGAGGAAGGCCGCGATGACTTCCGCGCCGGGCTTGGGGTTCGACGTGAAGCCATACGACTCGAAATGCTCCAGGCCGTCCTTCTTTTCGTCATCCAACAGCGAGACTTGCAGGGTTTGCAGCTTTGCAGCCGCATTCGCCAGCAGCACTACGCCACGGGCCAGCATGTTGGCAATCCCGCTCATGGCTAGCGTCCCCAATCAATCCCCCCGGCTTTCCCGGTTTTTTCCGTTTCTGCCGCTTTGATGTCCTGCGCTGCGGTCAATGCGGAGGCTTCCAACACAACAAGTTCGGTAATCATGCCCCGGCTGTCCAGGGTGAAGTTCACGCCGGTAACCAGCCGGTCGCCGTCTATGCCGATGATGCCATCCTTGATCTTCACCGTCTGATTGACCAGCCATAGTTTGCCGTCGCCTTGCCGCCAGCCGGTGACGGTGTAGCGGGCCTCCTGTGCCTTGGCATTGCGCAATTTGGCCTCGTAGCCTGCGCGGGCCGATGCGGCGGCTTGGTCCACCTGGCCGCCCTGCTGGATGATGATCGAACGGCGGCGGGTGATGGTGTGGTCCTGCGCGATGCCTTTAGTCGCCGCCACTGCTTCGCCGAAAAGTTCGTCGGTGCCGGACCGCTGCCCCTTGACGATGTACTCGCCATAAACTTCGGAGTAATCATAGCCACAGTTGGCGGATAGGATGTTCTCCCCGAGCACCAGCGCGGTGGTGGCGCGGCCCGCGCTGCCGGGCTGGGCCATCACCAGGTTCCCCGCAGCATCGTCGGTGATGAGGATGTGCCGCGCCACCGCAAGCCGGTCCATGGACTCGAAGACGGTTTCGCCTTGTTCAATCTGATGGTCGATGATCGGCTCGCCGGGGCTGGCCTGGACGATGACGTTGATGCCGTATTGCCCCGCCAACGCCTTGATGATCTTGTCCGCCGACACCCCGCGCCATTGGCCGCCGGAATTGTCGGCGGATGAATCCACCAGGTCTGCGGTTTTCGAGCGGCCCCGGATGACATAGGAAATCCCCATGGCGTCATATTCAATTGGCGTGGCATCGACATAGCCGGTGCACACCAAATCCGCCCCTATCCGCACCTCGCACAGGTTGCCCGGTACGATGCGGTTGAGTTCGCCCTTCAATCCGGGAAAAACGCGGGTGACCTCCACCTCGAAACTTCGCGCCGCCCGTTCAACCCCGGCCTCGATGCGCACCGCCTTCCACCCGGCATAGACGATGCCGTTGACGGTCAGCGAGACGGTGTCATCCGGCGCAGTCATGCGTTTAACAACCGAACGGTGCCAACCGGGATGAACCCCGGCCGGCGGATTTTATTCCTGGAAATGATTTCCGCCTCCCGCTCCGCATCCTCATAGCGGTCGTAGGCCAGCACTAGCGCCGGGGTTGGGATTGCCACGGGCAACGTCAGCAACCGCGCCGAATTCCGCGCCCTGGCGGTCAAATCCGCATGGACGGCGGCGCGGGCGTCGGTCAGCGCATTGACCAGGGCTTCGATGGACTGGTTGGGCGAAGCGCCGAGTTTTTGCCCAATCGCCAGCAATGCGGCCCGCGCCATGTTGATGACGCCCGTCAGGCTGGCAACCGCCAGGATTTCGGCATCCAGCGCGGCACACAGCCGGTCTCGGACGGCCAGCACATCGTCATAGACCGTGCATGGCATCAACGAAGACAAGCCGACTGCTTGCACTAAAAGGCATAAGCGGACATGGGCGTTTATCGCCACGGCATTGGCATATTGCTGTTGCTGGCTGGGGGTCAAAACCGGGTTGGTTTCGAGGAAAACCGGGAAGGGCAGCCAGTTAAACGGGCCGGTCGCGGCGGGCGCATTGCCGTAGGCCACGGTCTGCGACACATAAAGCAGCGCCAGGGTGGTGGATCCTGTCGCCGCATTCAGGGGCAATGCGGGCACCGACGCCGATGGCCTGCCCATTGCGCTGATGCCGAGCGGATCGGCCAGTGCGGGATGGCTGGCGGCATTGAGCAGCCCGGCAACGCCTGCCCCGAGGAATTTATCGGTTTGCGGATAATTGGCGGCGGCCCCGGCCAGGTTGACCGACCGGGCAAAGGTCTGCCCGACTGTGACGGGGTTGGAAAATGCGGCATAGAGCGATTGCAGATTGCCCGCGACGGTGCGCAAGCCCAGCGCCTGCAAGGCGAAATTCAGCGGGTTGGCGATCAGCGATTGCACGGTGCCGTAGACCATGAGCGCCCTCACGGCGACGAGGTTGACAAACGCGGCCACGCGGAACACCTGGGCGAAAAAGCCGGTGGCTGCGGACATCAAGGCGCTTGCGGCGGATTGGGTTGCCGCCACAGTGGCTATTGATTGCAGCGGGAAAACCAGTTCGCCGGATTCGACAAACGACAGTTCGATTTCGGCGACGCCCAGGCCGGGGTCAAAATGCACCTCGCCGACATCCAGCGCGGTGACATTCATTTTACCGAGCCATGGATGGATCAGTTCGCCCGGCCCTTTGGTTTCGATGGCATCCAGCAGGACCGTGGCCTGGCTGATATAGTCCAGGCCGATGACGAAGGCTTGCAGCCGGATCAGCCGCGAGGCGCGGCCCATGTCCTGCGCATAGGGCTTGTCGCGCTGTGGGTATTCGTGCAATTGGACTCGGCGGCCGCCGGTGAGGGTTGCATCGCGCATCTGGAACGCAATGCCCCGGAACGAAGCGGGGCGCAATTGCTCGGTCAGCTTCGACATCAGGCCAACGCCTCGCGGCCCAGGCTGCGATAGCCCACACGGGTGTTCAGCGACAGGGCTTTGCCGCCCTTGGGTTCGACGCGGGTGCCCGCCGGTGCGCCGTTGATGTTGATGTCAAGCGAGCCGCTCATGCGTTGCTGTCGCAGATTTTTCAGCACCTTCGCGGTGAAGTCTTGCGTTTCCTTGAACGGCGGGATGCCGCCGTATTTGTCCACGTTCCCCTCGCCCGCATTGTAGGCCGCGATGGCCTTGGTTTCGTCGCCGCCGTAGCGCTTCAGCAGGAAGGCCAGATAGGCCGAACCGCCGAGGGCGTTTTGCAGCGCGTCGTAGCGGTTTGACACTCCAAATCGTTTTGCGGTGTCGGGCATCAATTGCATCAACCCGGCGGCCCCGGCGGGCGACAATGAGAACGGATTGCCCCCGGATTCGGCGGCGATGACGGCTTTGACCAGGGCGGAATCGATCCCATTCGCCTTGGCTGCCTGTTCGGCTATCGCGTCGATGTTGGCTGGCAATGCCTTGGAAGCGCCGGATTCGCCTGGATTGCCAGCAGAAGTGCCGGGTTCCCCGCCGAAAAACCCGGATAGGCCGTTGGCGGCGGATTCGGCAAACCCCAGCAGGTGTTCGAATGAAAAAAAGTTTTTGATCGCATTCCATTTTTGCACCAAAGCGTCCCAGACCGAGAAAATGGCATCCCTGGTGTCTTCCCAGGTTTTGCTTAGGCCGTTGATGGTGTCGTTCCAGTCCTGGCCCAAAGCGTCCCAGCCTTTTTTTATCTTTTCCCATAAGTTCTCGAAGTATGCCGCAACCTTGTCCCAGATGGAGACGACAAAGGCCGCCCACGCCGCCAGTGTTTCAGTCATGCCCTGCCAATCTTGTTTGAAATCTTCAATGTCCTTTTTGATGATTCCAAAGAACCTCTCAA